ATTGATAAGTTTAATTATCCTTTAAGAATACCAGAAAAAACTGATATAGAGGCACGTGGTATTAGTATAGGAAGTTCTAACAATCCTATATCTGCATCATGGCAGGGTTTGTTAATTAAGAATGAAATACCGCCAGTATGATTGGTATAGTATTTGGTTATGTAATAAAGGGGAATAATTATGTGGACTGCATTAGTAGGACCAATTGCCGACTTAGCAGGTACTTGGCTAAATGGAAAAGTAGAAAAACAAAAAGCTAAGAATGAAGTAGCAGTTGCCACTGCAAAAGCAGAAGCAGTAGTCATGCAGAAGAAAGCAACTGGTGAAATAGACTGGGATCTAAAGATGGCTGATGCCAGTGCTTCCAGTTGGAAAGACGAGTGGCTAACAATTATTTTTTCTGTGCCGCTTGTTCTTAGTTTCTGTGGTGATTGGGGAAGACAGATTGTAGCAGATGGCTTTGAAGCATTAGCAACTATGCCACAGTGGTATCAGTATACACTAGGTGTCATTGTCGCTGCTAGTTTCGGTGTCCGTAGTGCTACTAAGTTCTTCGGTAAAAAGTAATTCTTCGTCTGAACTTAACTCGTCAAAGTCTTCAGATAAGTCTAATGGATCAAGATTAAATTCTTTTGGGAATGCTTGTTCCATTAGACTAAACATCTTATCAAAGCCAACAACTGTCATAAGTTTTATAATCTCATACTCAAGAGATTCTTCAGATATTTCTTCACTATCAGAATTGTTACCACGAACACGTGAAAGAAGTTCCAACGCTTTCAGTGCAGTTGTTCCGTGTCCTGCATTACGTGCTGTTTCATATTGCTTTTCAATCTCAGAGATAACATCAATGTCTGTTGTTATTTCATTTTGTAATTCAAGAATACGTTCCTGAATAACATCTTCTTGAAGAAGTCTGTAACCTTGATTGTATGCAGATGCTTCGCTATACCCTGCATCCTTCGCTGCCTGTGTAGCGTTACGATGTAGGATATAGTTTTGACAGAACTGTTCTTGTTTTTCTTTTTGTAATTTAGGCAACTAATAACTCCGTGTAATATTTTTCTTTACCACGTTTAGAAGATTTCCAAACTGCGGCACATAAAGTACCATCTCCATGAAATGTAATGCCCATGTCCATTTCCATATTATCAAATAACTTTTCACAGTCTTGTGCCATAGCAAGTAATTCACCAGTAGTCCAGAATTTTTGACCACCAGTTTCTACCTGCATATATTTATTTTTATTTGGCTCTGTGTCAGTTTTTTGTTTCTTTCTTTCTTCTGTCATTTCTCCTTCTACAGAACAATCAAAACCAAATAGTTCAAAGTTTCTAAATCCTAGTGTATGAGCAATAGCAATAGTTCTCATTGCTGCACATGTGCCACCAGTGATGAGGGTTGAGCCTTCTTCAATACCAGTTTCTTTATCAACCACAACTTTATCTGTTACATTCATATCACGAAGAGCATCTGAGTATGCTTGCCATCCTTTTATTCTAGCTTTCTTTTTAATAAGATGATTGGTAACAGATGGATCAGTCATTGATGCAACAAGGAATATAGTTTCTTTGTCTATCTTTTTAAACAAATCTTTTCGTACAACACCATGTGTACTTGTACCATCGATAGGTCTAGGATCTAAAATGACACATGAGAAAGGTTGAATACCATGCTCAAGTAACTTAGGATAACTGTGTTTAACACAGAACACTTTATTGTTTGTTGCTTCAATGCGTTCTTTTAGTAAGTCAAAGTCTATTGAGTGACCGCCTGAAACGATGATGGCAGTCTCATTATTAATCTTACTTGTTTTAATCCAGTCAAAATCTTTAATAAGTTTTTTGTTTTCTTTTACATTATTAATAATTTCTTCCTTTGGTCTAGAATCTCTAGGTGTTACTATAATAGGAACACGTGTTAGTTCATCTGGAAGTTTTTCTACACCTTTCTTATTTGCTACAAAACAAAGATGTGTAATGCCACCACCAAGAACGCCGTCAGAACTAGGCAATACCACTTTTGCATATGCTTCTATCTCCTTTACTAGTTTATTAACACCTAAATTATCTTCATGCGGAAGATTTCCAGCAGCATCCTTTGAGAAGTAATCATCAAGAACAGTAACAGGAATATGCTTTAGTAATTCATAATCATTCTTTACTGTTTCGTATGAGTGACCACCATCAATATATGCAAAGTCTGCATCTTTGATTGCTTCACATTCTTTTAATGTCTTCTTTGTATCACCCTTGTGTAATTCAAAAGTAAATACTTTATTTGTTTTAAGCATTACAGCAGCAAAACTATCAAGCCTATTATGTACAGCTTCCACCATGTTGTGTGCCTTGGTATTCATTTCATACTTATCAGATTCTTCTGTTGCTTCTTGAAACAAATCAAAGCCAATGTAGTGTACATTATTAGTGTGTTCAAATGCAGCCAGAGCCATTTCAATTGCACGTCCACCATTCCATGTACCAGTTTCAACAATAGTTTTAGGTTTATAAAAACGAACCATATCTGCCAGTTGTTTATATCGTTTAGGACCTTTAACATCTGGTGCTACTTCCATACTATTTGCTTTCTTTTTTAGATTACCTTTATAATGTGTAAAGTATTCTGCTAGAAGGGACTGTTCAAATGCATTCAATCCTTTTGCATGTTCAGAAAGATTATGAACAAGCATACCATGTGCTTTGTAAATATTTAATAGACGTTCAAATATAAAACCATCATGCCATTCACGATATGCTACAGTTTCACCAATGGTATATGCACCACGAAGATCAGCCAGAATACTACAAGAATTATGATGTGCAAGATTGAATCCCATAAAACTGGTTTCACTGTAGTCAACATCCTTACGTCCAAGATGTACAAGATCTACTTTATCAGGCAACCAACGATTAACACTTTCTTTCTTTAGTAGTTTATGTGTTACAGTATCTGCATCAATCCAGATAAGCCAATTGCTTTCATCTAGTGGATCTTCTTCCATCATTTCAAATGCAAGTTCAGTTAGTGCATATACTTTATGACACCATTTAATAGCATCTAGTCGCCAATTGTATTGCATCTGACCACCTTCAGTACCATCATGCTTCTTCATACGTTCACGATACTGAAGCATTTCTGTAACATCATTCAGGTTTCTATATTCAATAGCTTCACTCTGCGGTGGATCAAGACTATCAATATCAAAGTCATGATAGTATGCTACAAGTTTGAAATCTTTAGGATTCCATTTATCAACAACACTTTGAAGCATTGTTTTAGCATACTCATGGTATCCACTTTCGCTAAATGATGTTACAAATATATACATTAAAATATATCTCCCATTACTTTATCCATAAAAACTTTTGAATGCATAGTCTGCCACTCACCTGCATAATCTGCATCTGATTGTCGTTTAGGCTGCCAATCAGTAAACCAAGGACCACCTGTTGTAAAGTGTACATTCTTAGGGTTTACATGTTCAGGTGACCAACCATCTAACCAGTTCCATTCTTCTTTTATACCGCCTATTTCTTCATCCTCTAACCAACTAAAACCATGCAACCAAGATCCTGCTTTTGTGTTTACATCATCTACAGTTAGATTAAGATTAGAAGGATGTGAACAATTCCATAAAACAAAACTTGACCAATTCTTTCTGTTATATTTTTGTTGGATCTGTCCATCCATCTTTAATCCTGAAGCAGGGTTGTAATCATGTTTTACACACTGTACTGCATACTGTTTATTGCGTCCATACTCTTCAAAGATTTCTCCAATATCAGATCTAACAAACATATCACTGTCCATAAACAATGCAAGCCCATCATACTGATTGAGAGCAGGAATAAGAAAACGTGTGAAGGTAAACTCTGTGCTGAATGGTCTACCATCAAACACATCAACCATCACACGGTTGCCATCAATGCTGTCAAGCCTAGCAGACCGCCTATACAAACCTGCTCTACGTAATGCAGATTGCATGATAGGTACAATGTCATACGTTTTATTGTACTGCATAATTGAATGGCGTAAGATCTCATAAGCATTCTCCTCTTTAGGATCAAACCCAATATAAATTACTGGTCTTTTTTTACTAAACATAATTACATTTTACTCCTTTTTATCCTGCATGTCAAGCAAAAGTTTTTCAATAGGTATAAGTTCACTCTGCTGTGCGACATAAGATTTCTTTTTAAAGTTAGGTGGAAGAATATATCTTTCAGGTACAATTAAATCTTTAGCATACATACCGCCTATAATATTGTAACTTCCTTTTTCACCAATGGTTAAAATATAAACATCTATGTTATCGTTTTTATATGGTACAACCATCCTTCCATTTTTATGTCTTGTACTTTTAATATCTATTGTTTTACCACAATATTTTATATCACCTAAATCTGTACCATCATCCAGAGATACCTTATCAAAAACAAAAGTACTGAAAGGATATAAATTTAAATACTTAGATACACACATTTCAGAATATACCATTTCATTTGTTCTATATTCCTGAGTTAGGCTTGTGTCTATGGCTCTTTTGTTTTTAGAGTTTCCATAAAAATCTTGTATGCCTTTAGATATAGCATTAGCTATGTGCATTTCAGTTGGTGATAATTCTACATGAACCATTACTTTGAAACTTTCTTTAAATTGTTTCTATCTTTCTGGACTTTGGTATAAGCAAGTCTATAAATATCGTGTCTACTGACACCAATATCTTTTAGTATTTTATCATCTAACGATTGTAACTGTCTAATAATTTCACGTGTTTTACGCCAGTCTATTACATATCTAATAAATCTAGTTAGATAATTTTCCATAATTATCTTTCTCATTTTGTATTTATCCTTTCATAAAATCAAACTCTAACTGATTAGGATCTGATAATCCATATCCATCTTCTTCATTTATTGTTTTCTCAAGAAGAGAGACAAGACCAAGACTAACAAGTAGTTCTCTTGTTTTGACATCACAATCAAACGTGATAGTAGCACCGCCATCCTCATGTTCAATGTAATCTTGTATAATAATCATGCCGCTGTCAAGTCAACTACTTCACAGACACCTGCTGTACAAGCCAACTCCCTACCACCTGATGTTGTATCTTCCTTTTCAAACTCAGGTAACTTACTCCAGTCTACACTATCTGGCATCTTTGTTAAGAATTCTTTGTATTGTTCTTCATTGATATCCTGATATGGTGCTTGTTGATATGTGTGTTCACTGAATGGTAAGAAACTAATACCACTAACTTCATCGAAATGTTTATATACCCATGCTCCTACTTCCATCCACTCATGTTCTTTTACAGAGATAGTAACAGAAGGTTTATGCTCACACCAATGACGTTGATACATAAGCCATAACTCAAGTTGTTCAATGGCTGTCATACCAGTACGTGTGATTGCGCTTTTAGGTGACTGCATAGGAAAGCTAAACACTGTTGTGCTGTCAGGCTTCATAACATCAGGCTCATTTGGAATACCCTGTGCAATCATAAACTGTGTCAATGGATCTTTGTTATCACCACGAACAGTACGAATGTAATAAGGGTTGTGACGAGCATGGATACCTGATGCACTATCTACCAACTGCGACACAGTACCTGAAGGTTTAACACAAGTGATGGCTGTTGATTGATTGATGCCTATCTTTTTACTCAAATCTGCATTGGTCTTCACCGCTACATCACGTAATGATTCAAGTATTGATGCAATGTTTGTACCTATTTGTGGTGACTTACCTGACATAAGCATGTTGTCCATGATACCTG